CCTAGTGTGGCCCAGGACGGGGCATCCGCTGTCGCACTACGCCAGCATGCGGCTGCTCTGCCAGACGGCAGGCGTGCCCTCCAGGGCGTTCCATGCGATCCGCAAGAGTTCGGCCTCCTACGTCGCCGCTGCCGGCGGAGATGCCACGGCCCACCTCGGCCACGCCGATCCGGCGATGACGAGGGGACACTACCTCGATCCGCGGATCACGGAGACAAACCGGGGGCTCAACTTTCTGCCGCCGCTGGACCTCGAAGGCCCGCCGAAGGACGGGGGTAGACCGGCAGCGTGACCGAGCAAGCGGGGAGGCAACGCCGTGGAGGAGGACACGTCGTCGCACTCAACCCGCCGCCCGGTCAAGCAGTCTCTCGCTCCGCTCTCGGATGCACGCCCGCCAAGCCCGCGACTTGCTCGAGCCAACGCCAGAATCCGACCGCAGAGAGCAGCGGGTTGCACCAGTCGCTCATAACGCAGAAGTCTGTGCTGAACGGCGATTGATGGTGGACCGCATGCCCGTCTGGCGACGACAACAGGCCGATCAGTTGCAGCCCCCGTATCGGGCGTGAGCATCGCTGGTGTGCCCACCCGTGAACCTCGTTGGCCTGGCTGGAGAACGCCGCCACAAGGGCGAGCCAGTGCTGCCCCGCCGCCAGGGCGACGATCGCAATGACGGCCGCGGGCAGGATCGTAGTCCAGTTGCGTTGCCAATAGCCGCCGGCCAGGAACGCCCGGGGCTCAGAGTGGTGCCGGATGTTGGGCTCCACGACGTGCCGCCCCAGCACCGGCCACGCGGGATCGCCGTATCGGTCCTCCCACCAGTGGACGAGGCCCGTGGCAACGTCGGCGGCGAGCCACGCCGAGACGACGTACAGAGCGATCATGCGTCCTGCCTCCGCGCCCGTTCTACCGCCAACTCCTCAGCCAGCCTTTCGCGGTCCTTGAGCAGCCGCATGACATGGGCCGCGAGCGTGCCGCTGGTCCCGGTGTACGCACCGCTGAACCGGCGGGCGTCCTGCTCGCACTGGGCGAGGTAGGCGTTTGAGAGCGGCTCAGGCACGTCGGCACTCCTGATGGCAGGCCGCGTAGCCAGCGATATCGATTGCCGCGTCGTCGGTCGCTTGGCCCGTGCCCAGCTGGCGGGCGATCTTGTCCAGGACCATCACCAGAGCCCAGTCCGACGCGGCGAACGTCGTGCCGAACGCCGCGTTCACCAGCGACGCCGTCCTGGCGAAATGCTCCGTAGGTGGCCCGTACTTGCCGTGCCGGTCGCGGATCGTGGCAATGGCGTCCCGCAGCGTCTGCTCTGCCGGCGTGACGGGGCGGAATCCCGGTTCCCACTCGGCGTAGGTCTCGCTCAGGACCGAGTCGCCACGCTGCCGACCGAGCAGGTACTCGACGTATGGCACGTCCGACTCGTCGTGTTGCGTTTCCTCGGTACTTGCGGCGATGTGCCGAGGTTCTGTCGCCCGCGGCGACACCTTGTGATCATCGGCTGGCGTGGCGTCGAGCCGCTCGCGGACGGCTGCCCGCAGTGCGGCGTTGGATTCGTCGAGTGTCGTGGTCATGCTTGGTCCCTCAGGGTGAGTCCGCAGCCTATGCCCGTGGTCAAGCCGACCGCACGGTGCCGTCACCCATCACCCGGTAGTTGTGAACGTCGAACTGCCCGCCCTTGTGAACGGTCGCCACGGCGAACCCGTGGTTCCAGCGATTGATGACAGAAAATTCAGGCCGCAGGTCGCACAGGCACCCGGTAGACCAGCACGCCGTCTCCTTGTGCCACATGTCGCTCTCGGCGTGGTTGCTCGTGCGGTGGGAATGTCCCACCAGGCACGTCGAGAGCGTCCGCATCCACGCACCGCGGGCGACGTTGACCGGAGCCGCCATCCCCTTCGGCAGTTCGTGCCCGTGCAGCACGGGGAGCTTCCCCAGCATCACCGGCCGCTGGTCCTCGACGAGTTCGATGTCGAGTTTGGCTAGGTCGAGCCACGCCGTCAGGCTCATGCGTCGGTCGTCGCTGATCTCGGATGCGTGCTGCCAGAGCCAGTGCTGCCACCGCTCCTCATGGTTGCCGGCCTTGTAGACGATCGGGATGCCGGGAAACTCCTGCCGCAGCCAGCCGAGGAACCCGCGGACGGCTTCCAACTCGCCCTTGAAGTCACGCTTCGCCGGGTCTTTCATGTAGCGGCTGATCGCGTAGAAGTCGGCTATATCGCCGTTCAAAAGTAGCCCAGACAAGCCCTGTTCTTTGAGGTGACCGACGGCGGCAGCGACCGCGACCTCAGAGTGATACGGCACATGCACGTCGGACAGGATGCCGATTGGGCCGGTGACCTTCATCACATGCGGCGTCCACGGCTCGGCCATCGACTTCGGCATGGCGAGGATCTCGCCGGCTTCTCGCGGGGGACGCGGGACCGTAGGCTTCTGCGTCTTGCGGTTCTTCGCACCGTGTTGCCCGAACTGACGCTGCATCCGCATTCGTGCCTGGTGCAGCGTGATCGCCCCGTTACTTTCCTTTACGAGTCGCCTTGCGAGCGTTTGCGCGGGGGCCTCGGGATGGAGTTTTGCGAGCCGCTCGGCCTTTCGCGTTATCGCGTCCCCTCGCTGCATCTGCCGCCTCCTTGCGATGTAGAACTATGTTGCCGTCGTCATCCGGCATCGGGTTGGCACCGTCCGTGTCTTCCTCGTAGTCAACGTCGTCGAGGCCAGTCCACCCGCGCTCATCCGTGCGCTTTGCCACGATGCAGCCTCCTCGCGTTGCTGATCGCTCGTCTCACCAGCACCGTACCCGCCGCGTCAACAAACGGCAGCCGCCTACTGGTGGCCTCCTCGCGGAGCCAGCCGACGATCGTGGGCACGTTGGTCTCGCACCAGTCGCAGCCGCGGATGTCCATCTCCACGGCACGCGCCAGGCATTTACAGCCGGCCTTCGGCTTGATGCCGACCTTGGCTAGGAGCTTTTTCAGTTCCGTGCCCGGTCCTTCGTTCGGTGGGGGCGGGGCATGCTCGACCACTCGCAGCTGGAGCAGGCCGCTGCCGGGGTTTTCGCCCAGCAGCTTGGCAATCGCCGCCGCGAGCGTGGCCGGGTCCACGCCCCCCGAGTACGGGATGACCATGCTACGTGTAGTCATGAACAGCACCCCGGCGGATCACAAGCACTGGTACACACAGACTCCAGGCAGTCTCGCGTGCCGTCGATCGCGTGCCGCACTTGCTTCCATTGGTCCCCGATGCACTGGCTGCTGGCCGTACCGCCCAGACAGTTGCTCTCAGTCAGGTCGTCGATGCAGTCCTGTTCGCTCGCGTACCCGTAGCCGTCGATGACCACAGGGTCCGACTCTGCGTTCAGCGGCGACGAGACCACGGAGACAAGCGAGCCACACGGGCAGACGGCGAGCACCACGGTGTACGTGGTCACGTCCGGCGAAGCCGGCGAGTTCGGCGAACACTGGTTCGTCCGCGTGACCGTGATGGTGACGAGCTTGCAGTTCTGCGGCGGGCATAGGCCCAGCGAGTCGGTAGACGAGTTGCAAAAGTCTGTGAACGAGTCTTCTACGGTGACGGTCTTGTCGTAGAACACCTTGTAGTCCGCGGCTGGATCGCAGTCTGTCTCCAGCTCGGCCGGGTCGTCGCAAGAGGCACAGTCGTCGGCCTCGACCCACCCCTCAGCCGGCAGGTCGTCCTGCGTGCCACGCTCCAGCAGGGCGTCTACGATCCAGTCGCCGGTGCCGGGAGTGGCGAGGACAAGCTTGCGAATGTCGGGGATGGCCCCCGACGAGCCGGAAAACTCCTGCACGTACCAGTAGCGAGTGGCGCCAGGCAAGCACCAATCCGGTGCCGGCGGCGCGCCGTCTGGACACTGCTCCTCCAGCGCTGCCGCCGTGGCCACCACGCCGTTGATGTACGGCACGCTCCAGCCGAACCACGTGGAGCCGTTAAAAAAGATGTCATCCCGGCACTCGTTAGCCTCCCAAGACTCCTGGAAAAGATCGCGAATTTGCTGCTCAGTCCACCCAGGGAAGTTAATTAGAGCCTGCGCCACCTTTGCATCAACGCACGCCTCTTGTGATTCATATAGCC